TTTTGTTCGATACCTGAAATGAAATTCGATCTATCGTCCAAGATTGTATCTTCAAAAAAAGATTCAACATATGGTTCATAAAAAGTTTGAGTATACTTACCAAAAAAAGAGACAGATTTTGGGTTGGATAAAGATAATTCTTCATACGACGGTGCAAATGCGAGCCCTAAACCATAATCTGTTGTTCCACCTGTTAAAACACTATTTACATAATCTGTAATATCAACATTAATATCTTCATTTCCATTATCAAAATGTATTGTTTGGATAACATTTGGGTTAACATAAACTCCAAGCGTTGTCCATCCACTTAAGGTTGTAGCGTTATACCAGTTTGAAGGTGAGACACTATACGTGTAATCTTTACTCGTAACAACATCCGTTCCCATAGCAGCATCATACGCTGAGGAAGTTAATGTGGTTGGATTTACGACATAGTCAACACCAACACCTTCATCCCAATATTCAGGAATAGTAAAAAGTACTAAATCAAACGAAACTGCTCTATCCATACCGCTTCCTGTAGGTTGACTTAATAAATTACTATCGCCAAAAATTGTATTTTTTAGACTTAAAGTGTGTTTTGTGTTTTGGTTGATAACATAAGATCCACTTGAAATTAAAGATTGTAAACTGCCAAAATCTACTTGGAATAAGTATCTTGAGTAATTAACTCCATAAAAAATATTGGTATCAGCATTTTTTGCTGTATTTGTTAGAGCATTACTTATAATGGTATTATTCTTAAGAAAATATGAACGATAATAAGACATCTTTTTATTTATAAATATCAATTAGTTTATTCTAATTGACTTATTTAACATGTCATTTTCTAAAGTATTGATTTGTTTTTGTAATTCTATGAAATTTGGGTCAGATTGAATAAGTGGTGTAGCCATATTATGAACGTGGCTTTGGAACAAATTATATATTGTTTTACAGAAATTTAATAAAACATCTCCTCTAACTGTAGAGTATGTATTTGGTTCAATTCTCTGAATATAATCATCCTGTGTATATTCATAAGGATCCAATTCGTCAAAATTGATAGGTGAATTTGTCTCATTTGTGCTAGTTGATAAAAAATACATTTTATCAGATGTAATGGCCGCAAATGTTTGCTCATCTGAACTTGGGTCTATCTTGGAATAATCAGTAGATGTTGTTTGTGTGCTTACAGGTGCATTCGGATTCACCTTATCATAAATTAAACCAGATTCAGGACCCACTCCAATAATTGTGATATTTTGTAAAATTGTGGTTTTATTCTTTTGTTCTTGATCGTTTACAGGTTTTAAATTTATGAAACTATTTGAAGGTCTAAAATAAAACGGATGTAAATTATCTGTTGAATATTTTGAATATAATGGGTTGTTTGATAATAACACTCCCGACTGTTTTGTGTCTTGTAATGTATCTTGAAGTCCATCGGTGGATAACATATAGAGGGTATCACGAATATCAATATAAGTTTGTACAATTGGGTCATAACCATTTGGAGTATTTATAATTGTTGAAAAAGTAGGAGTAGTAGTCGTACCGTCTGTATTCAATAACTTAGTTATGGTATTATTCAAAGGGATATAACCTATGAAATTATTAGTATTGTAGTCGTTACCTGCTTTATTTTTATCAATTTTATATAAAAACCAATCGATTCTTGTTGGTGAAGCTAAATTATCTATCTGATATTCAATAATATATGACATTAACTTAGATTCTGTTTTAGTAGTTGTAGTATCGACAGATGTTAATGAAGCAGTATACGGGAATTTTTTCAAGGATATTTTAGAAACTTTATTACTCATCAATGGAAATGATAATAACAAAGTTTTTTCACTCGAATTTGCGGATTCTTTAGATAACAATTTACCACCTCTTAATACTAATCCATTCTCAGTAAAAATTACGTCAGATCCATATTTTCCGTATAAAGCGTAATCCGATTTTTGTGCTAAAGAATTTTCAATGGTATAACCATTTGGATTTATATATTCACCTGTTTGGTTAAAAATATCCTTACTATTTTGTGTTGAATTACCATAAGTAGTATTTTCAACTTGTTGTGACCAAGATTGGTCATTAAAATCGTGAGATGTTGTGAATGGACCTGCTATGTATTCTTTATTATCAGTATCCTTCTCAGTATCGTAATTTATAATTTTTACAGATTGACCTATTTCAGGAATGAAATTTATATTAGTAGGTAAAAATGGAATACAAACAAATGGGTCTCTCTTATCCCATTTAACGTAATCAATAGAATTTTCTAAAACGCCAATTTTATCATTATAACGAGCTGCTCTAATTCTACCAATTCCTTTTGGATCTACATTATCAATAACCTGACCTATATCTATAATTTTCATTATTTTTTCTGTCTATTTTTTAATTCATTATTAACTTTATTATATGAAACCTCTACACTATCTAAATGTCTTGTCAAATCAATTATTAACTGCTTTGTTTTTTCAAATTCAGTATATAAATCGTTAGCTGCTTCTAATAAATCTTTATTAGGAGTGTCGTTAACATTTTTTACTATTTTTAATAATTTTTCTTTTTCCATTTTAAAAAACTTTACCCGATAGAATTAACGCACCAGGCGGAATCACTAATGGAGGTACAGGACCTGCTTGAGGTATAACTATCAATTTATTACTTACTTTAGCAAAACCATTTTCATCTTGTTCTTCTGTGTGCCCATCAATTATTGATTTAACAAAAGGAATAATATCATTTGGAACACCAAATATTGGATTAGTGTTAATTCCTGCTTTTTGCATTTTTCCAATAATTCCCATTAAAGCTCTGTCTTGACTATAACCAGGTAATAAATAAGCATTACTCAAAATAAAACCCGGTACATCAGGAAAGGGTAAATTACCATCAGGTTTTCCTGTTCCATTCAAAGCAGATTTAATAGTTGTGATAATCATACCAAAATAATCTTCACAATTAATACCTTCAGTTAATAACTTTCTCAATATAGCTAATAAGCTTGTTATTATTGACAAAAAACGTTTATTTTTATTTGTAATAATTGAAGCAACAATTTGAGAAAGTAATTTCAACAAATCTCTTTTAATCAATCTCCAAAATTCATTCAAGAATCTCCAAAATAAATCGTTAATAATTTTAGCGAATAATTTAGATAATTTTTTCATTAAATCTTTCGTTGTTAAAAAGCTATTAACACCGGCCACATAAATTTTATAAACTACAACTAAAGGAAAAAACATTTTTGGTCCTAAAATAGAACCAATCATAGCTTTAGGTAAATTCAAAATATAATTATTCAATAAATTTATTTGGAAATTTTCTTTAGGTATTGAGCTATTAGATTGTGATGCTGAAGTTGCTGCAGCTTTTTCTATTGTTTGATTAACAGCATCAACCGTTGTTTTTCTATTTACTAAATAAGAGAAATCTTGATTGATAGAAGTGTTAACTGGAATTTCAAAATTGTTACAATCTGTAAATCTCAAAACTCTTCTTATTCTTGCATCCTCTTCGTCTAAATCTATTCCTTCAACATTGTTAAAATCGAAATACGAATCAACATCTTGATCATTTTCATTAAATAATCTTGATGGGGTTTGATTCACTAAATTTGAACTATCCCCTCCTGAGCCATCACCTGCACCACAAACAGCAAATAATTTAGACAACAATCTATTCATATCATTTAATGCCCCATTAAAAATAGGTGTAGCTGAACTATCTGATTGTAATGTTAATAGCAATGCCTTTTTCATCACATCATCTAATTTAGGATATTCAATACTTGAATAATAATCATTGAATAAATCACTAAAATAAACCGTTTGTCCTGTAACAAAACCATCGAATGTCCATCCTGATAATCCTTGCGTTAACCCTGTTACGTTCCATAATTGATTATTAGAATTCCAATTCAAAGTAAACAATTTCTTTTTACTTAAACCATAAAAATCGTAAGTTGGGTTTGTGAATGTAGAGTATAATTTTCTATCAAATTTTATTCTACCTGTTGCAGGAATTTGTGGTTCGTACATTATTTGTCCTGTCGCTGATGACGGGTCAATTTGCAACATATTGAAAAAATCAATTTCAGATGGAGCAATGGTAAGTTCATCTATCATTATTGATGAATTTGTACCACAAATACCATCACCCGCAAAAAGGGCTGATTTGATATCGTTCATTACAATATTTGGTGCTGCTATCATTGTAGCATCTAATGCTTGATGAGCGTACTGTTGTAATTTATTAGTTGAAAATAATTTTGTTTTAGTTGTTCCTGAAATAGTTTTACTATTATAAGAAGAATCTTTTACTGGTGATACATTAGTATCGTTATTAATAAAATTTGATGTAGCAATAAAACTATTCGCTATTGTGATAATTTGTTTGAATAAATCGTCTGTGGTATCTTTAACTGTTTTGTTTATATCCTTTTCATAATCACCCAATCTTTTACCTGAAAAGGGGATTTTAGATTTTAAATCATTTAATAAAGAATTTGTAGTAGAGGAAGTAGAAATAGTTGAAAAGTCGTTAAATTGTTTAACGACTTCTATTTGTGATAATATTTGATTTTGTTGTTCGTTCTGAGTTGGCATTATAATTCGTAATTATCACTTTTATTATTACTACCATCATTTACCAATTTATCTAAGATAGCTCTATCTTCATCGGATAATGTTAATTTACCCATAGGCCCTCCACCTGAACCCGAACCTTGAGTTTGTTTCAATAGTACACCCTGTAATTTTACAAGGGAAATTTTCTTTTCAGTACAATCGTTCAGTATTTTCTGTTGTTCTTTTATAACTGGTCCAATTGTACTCATATCCTCAGCATCTTTCATAAAACTCATCATTTTTCTTAAGATAGTTGAGGCTGTATTTCTATTTTCAACCACGTCATTATAGATTTCTTGCATTAATGCTAATGCAGATTCAACATCTAATGTTATGTTGTTTTTAGTCGATCTCATATATATAAATACTTTATTCTAAAAACCCATTTAAAATTCCGCTATATATTTTTTTGAACTTCTTCAAAGAAATACGTATTTCTTTGGTTGACAGCGATGTCATCTCTCTTAATGAGAGCAAAATGAGATTTTTGTTAAATTTATTCCCTGTACCAATTTCAAATATTTTTTCAAAATTACTAAAGATTTCAAGTAAAGCGTAACCTAACTTTTTCTCGTTTTCATCTAAATTTTCTTTTTCAATAAACTCTTCAAGTGAAATGGTTAATTTTATTATAACATCTCTATAATCAATTATGTGTTCATCGATAGTATATGTTAATTCAGGCCTTTCTTCAATATCAGAGGAAATGTCATCATACGAAACACTTCTATTTTGTTCTTTGGTGTCTTTTTGAATTGCCCCCATAAGGTAATTCTTACAGATTGTACCAAAATAAGAATATGCTTTGTGGTTTTTGTCAGGGTCAAACTTAGCTACTTTAGTGATTAAAAAAGACATAGTGTCGTTATGAATCTCTTCAAATTCCATATCTTTTCTATATAATTTATAACGGCGGATAATACTTTCGACCATTATTATCAGGGGTTCTCGTAAATATTCGTTGAATATCTTGTTTCTTTCTTCCTCGGATTCGGATTTTAAATACCTTACTACCGCTTGTTCTTGATCCTCCCCAAAATATATTTTTTGGGTTCTTTTTCTTGGCATTAAGACGCTACATAATTTATATCTCGTTTATTTTTGAAAAAAAACTCTTTTTTTGCTGTATCTAACCAAAATTTAACTTCGTCCTCACTTAATTTAACGGTATCATCATTCTTGTATAACCAAAATAAAGAATCCTCTCTGAAATTAACGTGTTGATAACCAACTTTGGGAACGGTCATAATTCTAACACCATTATGAGTCAATCTTAATAATAATTCATAATTGAATGTTAATTTGATATTTTCTTTGAATTTACCATTATCAATAATAACTTTGGTTTTAAATAAACCTCCACTTGTTTGATAATTTTGAAACTCTAACAATACTTCATTGTCGATGAATCCCTGCATATCAGTAAAACCATATGCCCAAGCAGATTCATTCATAAATGTTAAAAATTTACCATCAGGTTTTACATCTTTTACTATAGGTAAAAATACATCCACATCAGTAAAAGTATCCATATATTGATGCATACTTTTTAACCAAACCGGTTTGAATTCGTCATCAATTTCCAAAATTGTAAACCAATCTGTTTTACAACTATCGATCCCCAAATTAATTTGTGAACAAAAATCTGTTTTTAAATTGTTAACAATAACATCTATTGTTAATTTTTGAGATAAATTACCGAATTTTTTTGCCAATGATGGCGGGCACACAATTATAACATTTACATCGTTATGAAAATCTTCAATAGATGCAATTGCATTTTTTAACATTGTTTCATAATCCCCTTCAATTGTGTGTACGGGAATTATTACTGTGATATTTGTTTCACTCATACAGTTTCTGATTTTTTTAATTTTTCTAATGCACTTTCTAATGCGTCTACTCGTTTATTAAGTAATGAACTGAAAATTGATACTATGTTCTTTTGTGTAATATCTGTTTGATATGGTAATAAAGTATCTTTCATTTTTTGAATAACTTCATCTGTTAATTCAACTCCATCGATAAATGCTAAAATATAAGTTCCTAAAATGTCTACGATTTTGGTCATATCATATGTCCACATACCGTTTTTGCTTAACCAATCAGGTTCCCTGTTTGGTATTTTACCAACTACAGGTACATTTGATTTCATACATTCCAATGGGAATGTTCCAAATGTTGAATCTTCATCAACCCACAAAGCAACCATACATTCTTTTAAATTATGTGCAAAGTCATCATAGGACATTTGAACCATATCTCTGAATGTGATCCATCTTAATTGTGGATATTTCAAATAGAATTCTGAAATTAATTTTTTATGTACAACTCTGTCTCTACAATTTATTGCTACAAATGGTTTTAATGGCAATTCAATTGGTTTAAAATTATCACCAATAATTGGTGGAACAATAAAAATTAATGATTCAGGAAAATATTCAGCTAAATATTTTTTTGCACCTTCAGTTGTTGTGATTATTTTATCGAAACCATAGTCGCTAAATCTACTACCAATTGGTAATGTTTCATAAATGTAATCAAGTTGTTGAATCAATAAAACTTTAATACATTTCATTGATGATAATTGCGGTAACACATTACCATAATATTCAGGGACAACAATAGTATCTTCAATTGATAATAAAATTTTATCTTCTTTAATTGAAACTACTGGAATGTCTTTGTATGTGTCACCTAACCAACTGACACCAGAATAGTCTTTTTCCTCAACTAATATTTTACTGATATATCCATTATTTTTTAATGTCAGAGCCATATCGTAGATATGTTTAACGGATGCTCTTGCATTATTTTTTGTATCATAAACTAAAAAGTATATAACACTTTCTTTGGTTTTTAAATTACCTAAAGCCGTTTCTAATTTTTCTATGTTTTCTTGATTATTACTCATCTTCTTTTATTATATCGCTTTTTATTAAACTATTAAATGCCAATTTGAATGACATTGCTGTGTCCTTTTGTGCAAATACACCCATTTCTTCATCAACTTCCTCGAATTCATTTAAAACTCTATCTAAACACATTTTTATAATTTCATATTTAAAAATGTTTACTTCAATAGAATCAGCGTCTTCAGATTCAACTGATGTTTTTCTAGTTTTCTTTTTATTTATTCTACATTTGTCTGTGATTCCGTCGAAATCAATGTAGTAGTGTTTCCCGAATAACTCAACCATGTTTCTTGTATTTCAGATAATTTACTTATTTCTGTTTTATAAGTAAAGTATTGGTTATATGAAGTGTTAAATTTTATGCCAATTTTATTTTCTGGACAAGCATCTAATATGGATTTATTATCCGTAATCCATACATCACATTTGTCCCATTGATTTACAATATCTTCGCTTCTTATAAATTTAATATGATTACCTAAATAACCATTTTTAGATAAAAAGAATAATGTACCAGGTTTAGCTTTACCCAATTCATCCAAACCAATTAACGTGTATGAATGTTGTTGATTTTCATACATTAATTTATGTAATTCTGTAAATGTTGTGGAATAACTTAATCCTGCGTGACCAAATATCTCGATTGGATATTCGATGAAAAGAAAATGTTCAAATTCTTCTGTAGATTGAAATTTGTAAGAATTTAGTAGATTATCATTTTGAATTGGCTCAGTTACACCATATTCAAAAGTGTTTTCTTCTTCAAATGTTACATCATCAGCTAAGTAAGCTTCGTTATAATGATAGTCAAATTTTTGGATGGTATTTCTTAAAACCCCATCTATACTTATAAAAATTTCCATATCTAAATATAATACGAAAGGGGTTATAAGTAAACCCCTAATCGTATCTATTTAATATTTCTCCAATGATTGGATTACGTACGATATCTTGATTACTAAATTCAAATATACCTATACCTTTAACGTCTTGTAATCTAACTTTGGCATCATAAAGACCTGATTTAGTTTTGTCTCTATATTTGTCAGATTGTTCAAGATCTCCTGATATAAAAAATTTAGAATTAAAACCAATACGAGTTAACAATAATTTAATTTGAGATGGTGTAGCATTTTGAGCCTCTTCAAAAACAAGAATTGTATTATCTACATTCCATCCCCTCATATAAGCCAAAGCTGCCACTTCAATAAATCCTTGGTCTTTCAATTCTTCTCGTGCTTCTTTACCTATTATTTTATTTAACAAATAATATGATGGATAAATGTATGGGTCCAATTTTTCTTCTAAACCGCCCGGAAGTGACCCTAATTTCTCTTCAGCTTCCACCGCAGGTCTAACTATAATAATCTTTTCAAACTTGTTAGAATCGTCGTATAATAAGTCTACAGCACGTTTCATCGCAATATATGACTTACCAACACCTGCTGGTCCGAAACATAATGTAATTTGGCTTTCACCAAGTATGCGCCAATATTCTTCTTGATTTTTAGTGAGGAACTTTTCTTTAGGACGTTTTATGATTTGTCTAATCCTATCTTTATGTGATATTTTTTTCTCTTCTGCTACTACGGGTGGTTGGGGTGTTTTGGTTTTTGTTTTATAAGCCAAAATTGATAGTTTTAATTGTTCCGTTTATTGTTTATAAATATCATCTATTTAATATGTTTAAAAATTCTCCTAACATTATTAGGTAAAGAATTGATAGGAATTAATTTACATTTTATTGTTTCTAATCCTTGTTTTACCGCTTTTTGTGCTCTATGGTGTCCATCGACTATTGATAGAATATGACCTTCATTATTTACAAATATTAAAATTGGGTAATCTAAATTAGCCATTTCTATTTTTTCTATTTCACTATTATCACCGTCCCAAGTTAATAACATATGTTTTAACTTATCAACGGGAATATTTGTAACAGGTATATTATTGGTTACATTCAATAAATCTAAAAGAGTTATTTTATCTCCTTCTTCGTTTTGCCAAGATGTATCATGAAGTCCCTCATTAAGACCCATTACTTTCTTTATACGTGATATGTTTTCTTGTAAATTCATATTACATAAATATCCCTTACTTTTTTAATTTAACATTAATAATTTGTTCACAATAGTATAGTAATAATTCTTCACTAAAACTACCTTTCATATTATTAATATCTTTATGTACCCATTGTATATTTCCAACAATATAACCTAAATTATTATTAATTCTATCAATGGATGCTGTTTGTTTTATATCAGTTTTTCTACAATGATTTTGTTGTGACCATCTTGGATTTAACGTAATATCAATACCAGATAATATACATTTTTTATTTTGTTTAATAAAAAGATTCCATAGATATTCCATAGTAACATCTTCAGAAAAAAATATATTTTTATTTTTAGATCTATTCTTTTTAAAAGAATTATAATAAGATAATGATAAATCACCAACGCAAACGGCCTTAAAACGACCTTTTATATTTGTACAACCGCAACTAAATGTTTTATTATTATTTAAATGCCAACTACGAACTGGTCTTATATTACCACATATACAAACACAATCGTTCCATTGTATATTTTCTTTAATATATTTTTCGGAAATTACTTCCCAATTACCTATAATAGAACCTATTTTTATTTTCATTACTATTTACCATTTAATATAAATATATCGGTAAATAGTAAAAATCAAGAACCAGTACTACCAAACCCGCCGGCACCTCTTTC